AGCGTTAGAAGAAATAGAAAAATTAAAAAACACAGAATCTATAGAAGAAGAATCTACAGAAGAGTCACTAGAGGAAGAAGAAAGTCTAGCTGAAGAAGAAAACAAAGATTCAGAGACTGCGCCTTCTGAAGAAGGGACTCAAAAGTTAGATAAGATATGGAAAATAAAAAGAAGTAGATACAAGGCTTTAGCGGAAAAAAGAGCGGCTTTAGAAGAAAATGCGAAGCTCAAGGAAATGCTAGCGGAGTCTTTAAACTCTGGTACTTATCATTATGGCAAAACTACTTATTCTGAATTAGAAAGGGCTAAAGATAATAAAAAAAGAGCCATAGAAGAAGGGGATATAGATGCTTTGATTGAAGCTGATATTGCTTTAAACAGAGCGGCGAATAATGTTAATGAGCTAGAGAGATGGTCATCTTCTTCGGCTCAAAAAAATCCTCAAGAACCATCTGCCGAACAACCTTATGAAAGCCATAATGAGATTGAGCAGGCAATGGCAACGGACTGGCTTGATAATCATAGTTATCTACAACCAAACTCTCGTGATTATAACCCGGAATTAGCGACAGAAATTGCTCAATTTATTAATTATTTAGATGAGAATCTAGCTGCTAAAGGACAAAAAGACGTCTATTTTTCTGAGCAATATTTTGACCATATAGATCAATATATCGCAGAAGCTAAGAATAGAATCCATGACGAGAGTAAAAACAAGACTCAAAAAAGCCCTAAAAATTTGGAATCGGCGGCTCATGTCGGTAGCGTTAGAAACTCTTATAGCGCATCACCGAGTAGCAATACCCCTTCATCGACTCAGTTAATCTTAACTGCGGACGAAAAAAGAATGTGTGCAAACGCTGGTATCACTGAAAAAGACTGGCTTAGATATAAATTAGAAGATTTAAAAAAAGGTAAATAATTATGACTACATCACGCACAGCTAGAGAAGCTGAAACAAGAGCGCATGAAATGTTAGAAACTTACGACTTAGATTACGCCAATCCTTTGTCTATACCGCAAGGAGTAGCAAAAGAAGGGTATGTTTATCATTGGGCGCGTAAGGATATCAGAGGCGAGAGCGATTATCGAGTAGAGGTGTTGGCCTCTCAGGGGTGGACTCCTGTGCCTATGGAGAGAATGAACAGAGCTTTTGTAGATCCGTTAGGGCGTAACCCTTTAGCACAGCAGTTTTCAGTATTCAAAGATGTTCTTTTAATGGAGCGTCCTGAAATGTTGTCAAAAAGGGCCGAGGCTAAATTTAATGAGCTTAACGCTAATAAATTAAAGTCATTACGCGGCGTGTCAAATGATATCGGCAGTTTTGCGACCCCTATTAACTCAATCAATAGCTTTTAATTATGGCTCAAAATCCGTACCAATTAATTGACTTAAGCAACGACATAGTATTGTCGTGGCCCTTCTCTTTTCAAGGAGGCCCAGTAATTGCCGACCTAAATAATGTAATACCTACGGCCGGTACATTTTCAATTACCCTTCCTGATGCGACACTTGCATCCAATGGGCAAAACTTTATGTTTAATAATATTTCCGTTTATCCGTTCGAGCTTTTGGCGAGTGACGGAATGACCAGTGTTGTTACAATCGGGGCAGGAGAGATATATTATATATACCTAACTGATAACTCTACTTCAAACGGGATATGGGTGCCAGTTCCTTTTGGAGGCGGTACAAATAGTATAACTTCTGTTACGGCGCAGAGTGCGGACGGTTCAATTGTTATTAACAATCCTTCTCTTACTCCCCCAGGTGGAACAATCAACTTTAGTTTGCCGGATTCTATCTCTAATTTAAATGACCTAACTATAACAGGGTTTCCGGTCATAACGTCAGCTTCTCCTCTAACATGGAATACCAGAGAACTGCTAGGAGGAGAGAATATTACTATCTCTAATGGTAACGGTGTCTCTAGCGAACCAATTATCGATTTAAACCCTGCATTAACTAGCCTTGGGTCGGTTTCTCTTCTTGGGGGGCTTGTTTTAAGCGGGAATCTCGTTACGACTAGTGTTGTTAATGGATCTGTAGAAATAAGTAGTGCTGGAGCTGGAGCGGCAAGTATTAATGGTATTTCGATTGATACAAGCAGTAATATTACGGGAATTAACAACTTAACAGTCAATGGATCTTTTACTAATCCAAGAACACCAAAAGTATTGTTTACTTTTACCGATACCTTAGTTGGAGAGAATGCTGGAATTGTTATACAAGACGTATCTAATGTTTCAACAATTACTAATACTGGAGATGGTACATACACAATTACTTTTAGTACGCCACTTACTTCTACAAATTACGGAGTATTTTTGGGATTAGGCAGTACTGGTGGTGTTGCTCCTTTAGTAAGGCATGCTTATTGGACTGTGAAAAATGTAAATTCAGTTGTTATAGTTATTGTTGACTCTAGTGGAGTACCAGTGGTGGAAGTTCCAAACGGTGTTACTGGCATGATAATGTTATCAACATGAGATAATTAAAATTTTTTATCAGATATCAAAATTTATGATATAATGCTATTTAGATAGTTTCTACGAAACTTAAAATCGTATTTTTATTACTTTCTACAAAGTAATTGTCAGGCGAGACACTAACACGCCTTAATCGGGTTTAAATATCTCCGTCTAATATCATACATTATCAAAAAACCTCAGTTTCTACGAAACTCAAAATCGTATGTCGGTTTTAAAATCTATCCTTAAGATTTAATACATTTTTTTAATTTTAATTGAATCATAAGAGGATTTTTATGGCTTACGGAGTCAACGCGCCTTTTGGTTTGCGCCCTATCTCTTCCATTAGTGGTGGAAGTTGGACAGAAAAAACCAATGAATATCGTATTAGCTCAGATGCAAACGGCGCTAATACTTATACAGCTAACCTTTTTACTGGCGATCCAGTTATTTGGAATCCTGCCGCTGCCAACCAAGGTGGTGGAACTATTGCAATTTGCACTTTTAATGCAGATGGGACTAATGCGGCAAATGCGGTGTCTGTTTTAGGCGTCTTTATGGGTTGTGAATATACATTGCCTACTGGGATCTTGGTAAAATCACCTTATTGGCCAGCAAGCACTGCTGTTTTAGCAGGAAGTGTAATCAGAGCATTTGTAATTGATGATCCTGATGTGGTTTATGATATTCAGGTCTCATCATTAAGTGACGATTTAAGTAGAGCCAGATTTATCCGGAGTTTTGTTGGGCAAAATTTTGGTCTTGCTGTAGCTGGTGGTGGTGCGGCTTTAGGTGCTAATAATAACCCTGCTACTGGGAGTGTCAGGACTGGGCAATCAGCATTTTATTTGAACCCTGTTTTTACTGCGAACAACACTCATACGACTATTACACTCCCTTTAAAAGTAATTGGTTATACCAACGATCCTAATAATCTTGCTAATCCAATCAGCTATGTAGCTGACGCAACAACTGCGGCATTTTTAAATGTAATGGTTCAAATAAATAATCATACATACAGAGCTGGCTCTGTTGGTGTGGTAGCTGCTTAAATTATTAAAAGAGTAAAATATTATGATTAATACCGGACAAATCGCTCAGTTACTCCGCCCTGGTTTAAAGGCGGTATTTGGGCAATATCCAACATATCCTGAACAATGGACAGAGATATTTAAAACTTACCAATCTGATAAATATCAGGAAATCGAAGTTGAGATGAAATATCTCGGCGCAGCTGATATTAAGCCAGAAGGTCAACCAATTGCTACTGACTCAATGGGGCAAAGGATTGTAACAAACTATATTCATAAAAGGGTCGGTTTGAGTTTTACAATTACTAAAGAAGCCGTTGAAGATAACTTGTATCAAAGCCAGTTTCCTCAACAAGCTGTTTCACTTAGAAATTCCTTAAGAATAACTAAGAATATCCTTGGTGCGAATGTATTAAATAATGCTTTTAATGCAGCTTATCCTATCGGAGATGGTCAATCAGTATGTTCAACTACTCACCCAATTGATGGTGGAGTATTTTCAAACAGTTTAGCAGGAGGTGCTACTGTTGATTTTAGTGAGGCGGGTGTAGAACAAGCTATTATTCAGATACAAAAATTCCCAATGCAAAGTGGGATTTTGTCTCAAACTATGGCTAAAAAGCTAATACTACCTCGTGAACTACAATTTGCGGCATCAAGACTTCTAAACTCTGCATTCCGTGTGGACGTAGCAAACAACGATATAAACGCTTTATATCATAATGACTACATTCCTGATGGATATAAAATCAATCAGTTTCTTACTTCAGCTACTAGCTGGTTTATTATTACTGATGCAGAAGATGGGTTGAAACATTTCCAAAGAACAGCTGTTGAGACTGATACTTACGTTGATTACCCAACAGATAACGTTATGGCTAAGGCTACTGAAAGATACTCTTTTGGCGTGTCTAATCCTCGTGGAATTTTTGGATCACCTGGAGTTTAATAATAGAAAGTGTGTAAATTAGAATTAAAACCTCTGATTTACACGCTTTGTTTAAAATAGGATAATGATGTCTCGATATCTAAATTATGTATTCCCGGCAGGTAATACTCAGGACGTTTGCTTAACTCAAACTTTAGCAGGTGCAGGCAATCTTGCTTTAAATGGAAATCTTGCCAACTCTATTCATAGCCAAGTATCTTTTATTGAGAGAGGTTATAGTAGAAACGTTTCTCTTACGTCTGCTAATGATCTATCTGCTCGTCAGTTTACTATTACAGGAACTCAAAACGGCGTTCATATAACAGAAAATATCGTAGGACCTAACGCTAAT